TATGGAATATCTCCAATCTCATCCATCGTTTTGCCTAGCCGCAGGGCGATGGTCATAAGATTGAATCGGAAGGAGTCGTTCCTTAGTTTTTTTCCGAGTCCTCTGCATCTTCAGACACACTAGTGCCAAAGATCGAGGAGAAAATCCGAGTGATGACCATGGCATCTACATCCATCAGGATGGGCTTTGCCTCAAGCGTAAACGCTTTCTCACCGGATTGCGTCTCAGCCTTGCGAATGATCATTTCGACCATGCCGTCAGTCTCAGTGTCGTTGAAGAAGTTTGGATACTTCCGACGAACCTGCTGAACATCGCGCGCGGAGATGTTGGAAAAGTAGAGGACGCAGGGGGCATTCTCGTCCCCCCACTCCGGGACTTCTACTGAAATCCGTGGCCTCTCCTTGTTTAGCGCCGCAATATGCTTTGCTAAATCCATGATTACACCGTGGTCTCGCTGAGTGCGCCAGTACCCTGGACGGACACCGACATCTCAACCAAGCCATCGAAGGACGCCGTGATGGACTTCTCCGTCACAATCGCGCTTCCGGTGTAGTAGGTGTCGCCGGACGTGTTCCCCTCTGGATAGAGGTTCAGCGTGATGGTGGAACCGATGTCCAGATCGCCTTGACCCGTGTCAGTCTCGTCCCAGAACACATCCAGGGAGCCGGTAAAGGTCTTTAGGCTTGCAATGTATGTGCGAGCCGCATCGCCCATGGAAGTGTCTTCCAGGGTCTCGCCAGTCTCACTGATGGTGTAGGAACGGACTTCAAGTATCTGATTGGAGCCGCTAAATACGACCCCTTCACTTCCAGCATGGGTTGCCATTTCGGCCTCCTATTTAGCGGTTTCAACGTCAGCGACAGATGTATGGTAAAGCACATCATAGGTCATGTGTGCAATGCCGATCTGCTGCTCTGCCTCTCCAGAATACTCGATGTCTGTCGAGATCAGGAGTGCCTCTTTGGCCAGCCCGTTTACAGTGAAGTCAGCAGCAATCGCTTCTTCTACCTGCACCGTGATGGCGTCAATATCATCATCAAGATCGCTTGTGGCCCTGGCGTAAACGTCAACGCTGACCGAAAGCATTCTTTGTAGCGTCTTTGATGTCCCAATCGTGACAAGGCTTGATGTCTCGGAGTTCGCAAAAACCGTCAGGGCCGGAAGGTTGGCACTCGTGACAGGATATGTGCGAGATGTGTAAACGCGCGAAGAAACAAGCGCCACGCCTGATGTCAGCGTTGTCGCCATGCGATCTCTGATCTGAGTTCTGACGTGCGCCATTACGACTTCTCTAGCTGTACTTCAGTCATGCCCGTGCCATCATGCACCCAGGCTTGAGCCGTGTATGTCACGCCGTTGATGACCATTGTAGCACCTTCAGCAATCGAAGAGATGTCGGAGGTCCGGCAAGCAAGCCTTGGCTGCTCCTGATGGACCTGTACCGCGCCACCTGCATCAACAGGCACTGTCTCGTTGTCAAATATGCCTTTTATGGTCCCACCAGCATATGTGACGTTCACCGCGAACTCGTCAACATTCAGGATCGTCAGAATGTCATTCGCCAGAGGAAGCGCCATCTTCTTCCTCCTCAGACTGGTTCACCAGTTCTTCAACGTACTCACGCCGAATGAGCTTGGTCGCCACGATATCGTCAACCTCAAGGATTGAACCTGGGTAGACGGTTTCACCACCAATAATGGTTTTCTTGATCGTCTTAATCTTCACGGCGAGGCCTCCCTCTGCGCTTTGGAGCAGGCTTGTCGCTCTTGTCCAGGCCAACGCTTCTGTTCGTCTCAGCCGGGACGGCTTTGGCAGCAATCTCTTCGATCCTGTGCATAGCGAGAAGGGCGTTCTTCTCATCTACACCAATCGAATCAACCACATCACCAGCAGATGCCTTCTTGCCGTCAATCACGCAGCCTTTGAGAACGAGGTATGGCAAATTTTATCTCCAGTAAAGCGGGGGAGCAGATTTCTCCACTCCCCCGGCCTCAGTTATGCGCCGTCGTTGTTGAACGCGAAGGACACCGCATGGCGAACTGCAACATCTACAGTCTGCAATGCAACAATCCGAACGGTTCCTGTGTTGGACGCGCTGTATGGGTCGATAGTGATATCGAGGCCTCCATAAAGCCCAACTAAACAATCGGCAAAATTCCCGTAGTACAAATCACCAGCAGTGACCTGATTGGAAACAATTGCCGTGCGCCCGTTGATCGTGCCACCTGGCTCAACCACAAACTGCCCAGAACCGGCGTCCTTGACCGTGGTTTTCAGCGAACCATACATGGAAGCTGGCAGGATGTATGCGAGGCTGCCGATGTTGGCATTATCCTCTGCAACTGCCGTCTCCATCGCAACAACTTCAGCGAACGTCGGAACAGCGCCCGCGAAGTTCGTTGGAGCGTTGATGCCCGTGGTGTTTTTAATACCAGTAGGCTGCCCAGAAGAGCCAGAACCCTGAAGCGCGCCATTATCAATCGCCAGAGCAATGCCTGCCGAAAGATCATTGCGGATAAGGGCTTCGATGTCTGGGGATGACTGCTGAATCATCAATCGAGTCACGTCCGTAAACGCCCCAATCACTTTCGGGGCCATCGTCACCTGTCCGAGGACTGGTTCTGATTCGGTGGACGCGCCGCCTTCAGTTGCAATCCATGCCGCCGTGGAAGCGGTGTTTTTGGATGGGATCGCGACATTGCCCTTCAGACCAGCAAGCACCGTAGCGCCAGCAGCCATGACAGAAGAGGCATTGCGGAGGACATCGATGAAGTCACCACCACGGAAGTCCTGGGCAATCATGCCAGAATCGTCAGAGGTGTTGATGTCACGCTTTGACCACCGGCCAAGAATGTCATCAGGAATCATCAGACCAGATGCTTCGCGACCGCTTGCAGCCTGTGCAGCAGCAGAAACCTCGAACTCAAACTCAGCAGCGCGCTGGGCCTGACGATCAGAGGGGTTTGCCATGGCCCGGATAGCCCGCATCAGCGAGTATTGGCGAACCTCTTTCTTGTCGAGACCAACCTCAACCGTGTCGAGAGGCATGTTGCCGGGAAGATCGCGGGCAAGATCGATGCAGAAGTCGGTGAGGGATTTGCCCTCGCGAACTGCTTCATCAGCAAGGCCACGTTTGTTGTGCTTTTCAGCCAGCCGGTACATTTCGGCTGTATCTTTGGATGCTTGGCGAGCAGCTTCTTCTCGCACGGCATCCATGTTCAGTTCGTCAGACATAACTCTGATCTCCTGTTGGATGGGTTTATCTTCAGTTGTGCTAAGATCGCTTTGCTCGCTTCTGCCTAGACCGACGCTGGTATCAGCAGGAACTCCGACAAAACTCACTTCAAGAGGTGTCCAAGACGTAGCCCGGTAATGACCCTTGCTGTCCTTGTCCATTTTGTTGATGCGATATCCGACCGAGATGTTGGTCCTGATACCATCTTCAACGTCATCGAAGATATCTTTCGCCAGCCCATTCTTTCCAAAACGAGCCGTGGCGCGGAGACGCCGCCCCTCTAGCGAGACATCTTCAATAACTCCAACGACCTTTGTGTGGTCGTGGTCAATTAGCAACGGCGCGCGGCCTGATGCCATAAAGGATAGATCAATACTGTCTTCAGAATGATCCAGAATTTCGGTGCCGAACGAGCGTTCAACAGGTGCCTCTGACGACAGGGCCACTCTGACACGCCGACCTTCTACATCGACTGATTCATCATCAAACGACATAGAACGATGAATTACTTCTGACTCATCAAGTCGGAACTCTTCGTCGATGGCCTCTTCGATCTCTGATTCTTCGACCGCCTCAACCACTTCTTCAGCGGTTTCTTCGACCTCAGTCTCTTCATGCTCTTCCATGTCTGCCTCGGCTCGCTCAGTTGCACTCAAACCATCATCAGTTTCTTCGTCAAAGTCAATGTCAGCACGATCATCCTCGCGCAAAGCCTTGGCTATCCTGGCTGACCAAGACTGACCCGCATCACCGCCCCATAGCAAATTGGCAATTTTCCCGTTTGACGGATAGCCCTTCTCTCCAGGCCGGAAGCCTTCTGCCTTCTTGTCTACTTCATGCCTGCTGAAGAAGCTGTGCATACGCTTAACCGTATCCGCACTCAGGTTTTTGTTGTTCACAATGTCCCTAGCCCTGGCGATCCCGACAGCAGTCCCACCTCGCCCATGCTCCCGCCGGAAGTCTAGGCCTCTTTGAGCAGCAGTCTTCATGCCCTGTGTGGGTTTATACGACTTCGGCATCATCACCCTCTACTTCGGCTGGGACTGGTTGCTTATCGCCGAACGGTTGATATGCCATGGTCAAGCCGTACTGTTCAGCCGCCTGCATGTCTCTCTGGATCGCAGCAAACGTCTCTTCCGCATCGCGTCCATATTGCGCTGCAACATCGCTATGGCTGAGAATGCCGTTCTGTAGTCCCGCAATCGAAGCGTTCATCTCACGCTGCGGGTCAACCCACTGGAACCCGCGAGGCTTCCATGTGATTGATGATGTGAACTTGGAATACTTGGTTGGCCCATATATCGGTATCAAGCGGAAGTCCATCACATGATCCAGCCACATGCGATACGTTGGATCGAGGAAGTGATCTACCAACCAACGCTGAAGGACACGATAGTTGTCTCGTTCCTCTAGCGCACCCTGCCTGATGGATGAATAGGATGTTCCTTCAAGATTGTTGGCCAGCGATGGGTATGAAACGCCAAGGCCAGACGCCACACCACGCAGGATGGCCTTCTCAAACTCCGCAAAGGCAGAAGTCGGGTGATCTGGGGAATATGGTTTGAAATCTATCCCGGCTGGCAGCTGGTGGAAGGTTCCTGGCTCCGCGCTGTAGATAGCCGTGAAGTCGTTTTCATAGTCATCCGCCGTCATCTCATCGCCCGATGGACTAACGAAGAAGCCCATCTTTGCTGAAGCAGTTCTGGCGGCAATAAGCTCTGCCTCCATGTAACCGGACAACATCTTGAGTGATGGGATGGCCGAGACCGACCAAGGAACCCCTCGCGTTTGACCCGCTCGATCCGGTCGATAGATGTGCATCATTTCAGATGCTGGTATCCTGACACGCTTTTTGCCTGTCGAGAGCGTGGTATAATCATAGTCTCCCGGATGGTTGAGCAGGACGTGGTAAGCAACAGGCCGTCGCGTAACCTTATCAAGCTCGACACCCATGCGGACTTCGTTTTCTCCGCGATAGATTTCATTCATCTGCTCATCGATGACATCAGGCTCAAGAACCTGAAACCCTATGCCATGCCGCATGTCTTGCCGCCGGATAATGCGTAGGAATACTTCACCGTCCCTAGCGCAAGAGCAAACGATATGGACCAGAAGGTCAATCATGGACATCTGGCCATCAACAGTCGGCCCACCAAGTCGGCAGAACTCCGACCAAGCGCTCTCTATGATGTTGTTGCCACCAATGTCTAATGAATTATCGTCGTTCCGTGCCTTCAATTGGAGACGAACGCCCCCTTCGCCCACGACGTTGGTCCTCAGCAACTGAAGATATCGCCTCATGTACTCATTGTTACGCTCAAGGTCTCTGGACCTGGCCCGCATATCAACAAGCGACCACCTGATCTCAGAGTCAGGCGACCTCTGCGAAGCGTTGAAGTCGGCAAATATCCTGCTTTTAGACGCAGCAAGATAACTTCGCTTGGACTTTACAGCCTTATTCCGCTTGAACACATCCATTAAGCCCATGCGTCGAACCTCACTTTAATGGTCGCGCCGGTATCCTTGCCTCGGCTTGCCCGCTCTTTCTGCAACTGAACCACAAGTTCTCTCTTGTATGTGTCGCGCGCAGAGATCAACTCATCAAACGACATCTTGGTCAGAGACCGGCCAGCTACAGAGTAAGACGACACGTCAGAATCAGCCTTGCCCTCTAGGATTGATTCAATCTTGTCGATCATCACTTCAGCGTGTGTGCGAGGGTCAGTTCCGCCTACATCCAGATCAACAATGGCGGTGAATGTGCCTCGATCAACGACGATTCTATTGCTGTCGCTATTTCGGACGATCTCTAACTGCCAGTGATAGAACCCTGCCGTGAAGGCCGCAGTGACAGAACTGGCCGCATTGAATAAATAATCAGACCCATACGCTGATCCAACGATAGTTATCTCAGATGAACCAGCCGCCGTGATCCGCGCAACATATGTGGCAGTATAAGCATCATTCGGATAATCTTCAGAGAGGTCAGTGCGCCGCCATTGGATGAAGTCGCCAACGACAATCTCAAGCGGCTCTGTGGTCGGGCTGGAGGCGGCGTCAAACTGGTTTGCCATCAAAACCTCATAACATAGTTGTCTTTGACCCGACGCACTGGACGCCGCTTAGGCTTATCGCTCTCCCGAACTTCTGTCCGCAAACCCTTCCGATACAATGACTCAAGATTAAGGTTAAGGATTGACAGCGCAGCCGTTCCGTAGACGCGGCAATCGAGCGCTTCGTTCCTCGTTCTCGTCTTGACCCATTCATTCCTAGGTCTGCCCTTGTAGTATTTGACTACTCTTTTCTCGCTTGTCAACATGCGGTAATACTCCTCAGACCTCCCCGTTGGGAAGTGACAGTATCCTTCGCCCGGTTCTTTTATGCGAAGGCGAGCCATCACAACCTCTTTGGCAGTGTCCACACCAACTGGGAACAGGTTGACCTTACCAATGTTGGATTTAGACGGTCTACCAACGATAGGCCGACCTTCTCCGCCGATCCCTTTAATGGCGAATATCCTTCTGCCAACCCTAGTCCGGCAATAATTATACACCTGTTGGGTGTAGTGACCGCCGCTATCGACGCAGGCCGAACGGCAGATCATTTCGCCTGTAATCGGGTGGATAAACGGCGTTTTTAGCACATCATCTAGCCGCAACCACAGTTCAGCCGTTGATGGATCGCCATATAACGTGTGATAGGCCAGAGAATAGCTCTCCTCTCCGCGCCCCCATCCGATTAGTTCAACTTCTAACCGATCATCTTGAGTATCAACACCCGCCGTGATGAGCAGAACTTCCTCTGGAATTTCGTCCCCCCAATCCTCTGCACGATTTATCAAATCCATTTCATCTAGCTGCTCACCCCTCTCGGAGTCAAAGGTCTCACCGAGAAAGGTGTTCACAAAAGTCCTTAGCCTCATTGGATCAGATTTACTGGTTAAGAAGTCCTGCACAGCGTCTTCTAGCCGTGTCCATGGTGAATAGATGCCGTTCAGATGAAAGCCCGCC